ATGGAATATCTTAAAGATAATCCAGAGCTTATCCAGCAATTAGATCAACCTTTTAAAGTAAGACCAAATTTACCAAATAAAATTGATTTTATTAATTACTTAAAATCACAAACCAACATTAAAGAACTAATAGATAAAACCGATATTAAAAAAACTACAATAGAGCATTGGTTTAGAAAAGATAATAGTTTTGCTTACCCTACAGTAAAAAATTGGAACACAATAAAAAAATTATTTAATCAACTTAAATACGACCATGAGATGACACATGAAGTTGAGGAAGATTGGAAAAGTTAGATATGTATGGTGATCCGGCAAAGAAGTGTTGCATGAAAGATTGTGATACACCAGCTGTGCTTACAGAGAACAATAAACATTATTGCCCAGACCATTATTCATCTGAAATATTACAAATACCATTAGAGGAACTAGGTAAAGGTGGTGAAGATGATTAAGCTGCCAAACAAAAAATACAATATTATTTATGCTGATCCAGCTTGGTCTTACAATGGCAAGCTACCGCAAAGAGCAAAAGTACAACATTATCCAGTTATGCCAATTGAGGATATTTGTTCTATACCAGTTAAAGATATTACAGCTGATGATAGTATTTTATTTATGTGGGCAACTTTCCCACTACTGCAAGAGGGTTTAAATGTTGTTAAATCTTGGGGGTTTGAATTAAAAACTTGTGCCTTTGTTTGGATTAAAACTAATCGTAGAACAGATGTTAAGCAAGCATCATTCTTTCCAGTAGATTCATTTGATAGTTTTTGGGGAATGGGTGGTTGGACAAGGAGTAACGCTGAGATTTGTTTATTAGGTACTAAAGGCAAACCCAAAAGACTAGACAAGGGCATACACCAGGTAATTTATGAGCCTATTAGAGAACACAGTAGGAAGCCTGATTGTATTAGAGATAAAATCGTACAACTTTGTGGAGATTTGCCAAGATTAGAAATGTTTAGCAGAACAGTTACACCAGGTTGGGATATTTGGGGCAACCAAACAGATAAATTTAAACCAACTGCTGAAAATAAGGAACTAAGAATATGAGTTGGACTTTTGAAAAGGTTAATATTGATTTGCTAGACAACCTTACACTTAATAGCCATGAAAAGCTTTTGTACATTTTAATTAGTAGGTTCAAAAACTGTAAGCATGGCGTTAATGTGTCTAATAAATATTTATTGCGTAGAACTGGTATTAAATCTGAGGCAACGCTTAGAAAATACTTAGATAATTTAACCATGTTTGGCCTAGTTGCTAGACACCAACCTAATCGTAATAGAGCTAACAATTACACATTTGATAAAGAAAAAATGCAACAGATTATACGCATGAATAATGGCAAAAGAAGTAGAATTAGTAGGTCTATAAAAGAAAAAATACACAACAAAAAGTTATCCCAAGAAATTAACAGGGGGACTGTAATTAACCTTAATCCTAAAGTTCGGTAGTTAATTTTTTTAGGTCATGGGGGACAATTTTTGTAGGTCTTAAATAGAAAATACTTAATAGAAAATAATATATATGGAGCAAAAAGATAAAATAAAAAAAATAATAGGTAATATGGTTAAAAATACCAACTTCTATTACAAAAAAGCTAAAGACAGTAGAATTAAGAACAGAAAACAACATGATCTTAATAAGGAAATAAAAAATAAACAAAAATCACTCAGTAAAGATAGATTCAACCAATACATAGAGGATATTTACAAACAATGATTACAGCTAGATTAACTACAGATGAATTAGATAGATTTTTAAGTATTGCAGCATTTGTAGATAGAATATCACCTGGAGTAAAGAAACCAGTATGTACTACTAACTTTCAAATGTTAGATGTAGCACCAGATAAAAATACATACAAGGATTCGGCAACCTCTACTGCTAGACTTAAGATTGTTGCAACATCAAGACAATTATCTATCTATGAATTCGTACTTCTCCTGTTAATTGATACTAAAAAGGAGCAAAGAGAGTTAATGTATTTAAGACACTTTCCATACAGATCTTTTAGGCAGCTAAAAAGATTTTATATTGGTGATAGCCATGAGAAAATTAGATACACATACCACAGAGCATTAGTAGATACTTGTGTGATAGCTAACAACAATCTTAAAAAATATTTGCAAACGATTTGACAAATTATCAAATAAGTAAGAGAAAAAAATTATACTTGAAATAAGTGTTTTTTATAAAACCTTTTTTTTTAGTTTGAATCATATTGTGGGGTGATTATTCCTTTCTTTCTTTCTCTCTCTCTTAGGTTACACCCCACTATGATTATTAATGTTCGATAGGCTTAAAGTCTTTTAATTTAAGCTTTTTTAACTCTTTCCTATTGTTTAATGCTGATTTGAACTTATCCTTGTTCTTGTAGTATTTAAGAATAGGAACTCTAAACATAACAATTGGAGTAGTTAGTATTTTATTTTTATTAAACATATTTCTCTCCTTTGATTCGTTAGAATCAGTTGATAACACTATTAAACACTATCACTAACAGTATTACAACCAGAAATAGATTAATAAAATGGCTAATAAAACTAAGTACAACAAGACTCTGATCAAAGAAATCCTATCTGAGTTAGCTGTTGGTAAATCAATCAGATCATGTTTGACACCAATTAATAAAGCTAAAGATAGACCATGTTGGGAAACCTTTAGATCATGGATGAGAAAAGATCCTAGTTTAAGGCAACAGTATGAAGATGCTAAAACAGATGGAATTGAATACTTACTTAGTGATGCACAAGATTTATTAAATGAAAGTATTGAGAATAGTAAGTTTAAAGAAAAGACAGATTTAGGACAAACACATTTAATTAAGTCATTTGTTGATCTAAGTAAGTGGAAATCAGAGCGTATTGCACCCAAATACTATGCTAAAAGGGATGCAACTACATTAAATTTTGATAAAAATACTCCATTAGTTGTTAAGTGGGATAAGTAGAAGTTATTGATTTTACTGGTAATAGTTTAATATTATGTGAGTTGCAGATGAAACTAGCACACCGAACCTTATAGCTAAGGTTTAAATGTTCACATTTTGTTTTAGAATCATTCTAAACTACTGAAAATATTAGAGCTAAGCTATACCAAAACTATACCGGTATAATAAAATTATTATTTATCAAGGTTAATAGACTAAACCAATTGATTACTAATCAGTTTTTAGTTCTAAACCTAGATTTTGGGGGGTTTTGAACGAAGCCATACCCTAAAGCTATATCGGTAACTAAAAAAAAAATTAGGGATGTTACACACAAATAAACAAGGGTTTTTAATATGTTCGACTATGAAGATGGCAAACAAGGATATTCAGCAGTTATCTACATTATGGAGTCTACCAATAGCGTTGTAGTACACTTTGGCGGTTTCAATGATTTAACTGAGTGCAGATATTTTTCACATCACATCATGGATGATTTAGGAATAGAACAATTATTAAATGTACCTAGAGGTGTCACAGTACATTAGGGGGTTTTGTTTTAAAATGGCAAACATAGTCATTCCATACAAACCAAGAGAATTACAAAATTTTTTGCACAGAAAAATTGATAAGCACCGATTTAGTGTTTTAGTGCTACATCGTAGAGCCGGCAAAACAGTAATGACCATAAATCATATGCTGAAAGCAGCTTTAACAAATCCCTTGCCTAACCCCAGATATGCGTTTCTATCGCCCACATTCAAACAGGGAAAGGCCACCGCTTGGGATTACATAAAAACATACGCTAGTAAAATACCTGGCACTAAATTCAACGAAAGTGAGCTTAGGTGCGATTTACCCAATGGTGCAAGGATAACAATATTAGGGGCTGAGAACGATCAATCTTTGAGAGGAATTTTCTTAGATGGATGTGTGTTTGATGAAACACAAAGTATTAAGCCTACCATATTTCCAGAAGTCATAAGACCAGCTTTGGCAGACCGAAAAGGATGGTGTGTGTTTATAGGAACACCAAAAGGCAGAAATTATTTTTTTGAATTATACCAACAAGCAAAAGAAAACAAAGATTGGTATGCTTGTAAATTTAAAGCAAGCGATACAAAAATTTTAGACCAAGATGAGTTAGATGCAGCTAAAGCTGTAATGTCTAAAGATTTGTACAACCAAGAATTCGAAGTAAGTTTCAATGCTGCGATTACTGGTTCTTATTATGGTGCTATCATAGAGGGTCTAGCAAAAGATGGTAGAATTACCGATGTGCCTTACGATGATAACCTAGAAGTTGAAACCTGGTGGGATTTAGGTCTTAACGATTCAACAGCTATTTGGTTTGTGCAAAAGTACAAAGGTGAAATAAGATTAATAGATTACTATGAAAATAGTGGTTATGGTTTGGATCATTATTCAGATGTTCTAAATGAAAAAGATTACGAATATTCTACTCATGTATTTCCTCATGATGTTCAGGTAAGGGAAATAGGTAATTTTGGTAAATCAAGATTAGAGAGTTTATTAGAATTAGGAATAGCTGGCGAAGTAGCTCCAAAGCTGTCAATTGAAGATGGAATTGAAGCAGTACGAAAAGCATTGCCGAATTGTTGGTTTGATAAAGAAAAATGCAAAACAGGA